TTTTAACAAATACATCAAATTTCTGTACACTTAGTTCTGACCCGTTTACGTCAGCCTCAAAACCAATTTGTATTACATTACCACTACCGCCAACACTACTTTTAATCTTATCAATCACAATGCCTGACGTGTACTCAGCAAGCGTGGCAGCGTTAGCCCCGTATTCAGCAATCCCAAACTCAGCAGCGTTACCATAAACAGGTATCTCAAAAGTATAAGAGTTGGTGTTTAAGTCATAATCAAAACCACACTTGATAATAAAGTCTTGGCTCTGTCCCCCAAGAACCGTGGCGCTTATTTGTTTCATCATTTTTAAAACAGAGGGATTACCAAAATCAATATAATGAGAAAAGTAGCGAAGGCGATAAGAAGAACCATTGTCGTCATAACCCGCATACTTACCAATACCGTTTGTTTTACCAATCAACAGGTCACGGTTACGTTGGCGGCAGAACGAATCAGCCTCATAGCTGAACCACAAGGTAACCCGTGCAGACCCGTCCTCCAATGGCTGACGCATATCCAACACATAGACAGTGGAGGTTGACGGGAAACTGAGAAGGTAGAAGGCATTTAGTTCTGAATAAACAGATACAACGTCATCTAGGTTTCCGCTGTTAGTGTTTTCTTCTGTTATGTCTTTCAACAAATCATCCCTAACATTCTTAGTCAGGTCGCGCATTGGTAAACTTTTCTCTTGAATAACTCTACCCAAGCTGCGGATGCCCGTGTCTGACAAGAAGATTAGGTCATTACCTGTCAACTGAACACTATCCCTAGCTACACAGCCCACTCCAGCAATAACGTCATTAAGCTGGAAGGCAGTGCCAATAGGGTTGGATGCGCCGCTGTACAAGACAATGTTGTTTTTACAGAAGATAACTAAGAAATCGTTGTGCGCCGCTAGAGCCACAATAGTGTCGGTATTGTTAGGGAGAACAGCAGCAATGTTCAATGTTCCACTGGTGCCGCCATAGAAGGCAGGAAATGCTGTGTCAGCTATATCTGTAGACCAATAAATAGTGGAGCCATCATGCGTCCAAAACCTACCCCAAGCAGCAATAACATCCCGTGGATAGGAAACACCAAAGTTTTGCGTAGACGCACTGCGGTAGTCAGTTATAGTTTGGCACACCGGGCTGATAGCAGCAGAATAGACCAACGGTTCTTGTCCGTCCTGAACCAACAAAGCATGGTCGTTTAGGCTTGCACCTTTCCAGCGGTCACCACTAATAGTGTACAGATTAGGAGTGATGTCCGTCAGCGCAGCACTAACACCGCCACTCCATACCTTGTTGTTTCCACCTGACAGAATAATTGTACTGTTGTCAGCGTTGACGTGCTCCAACATAAACTTAATGCTGTTACCACCCAATGAAGTGTCTCCACTGGTGGTCATCATGTCCCAACCCTTACGTGCCCCTAAGCGACCATACTTGTCAATCACCACGTTGTCAGTGAGTTGGGCAAAGTTGGGGGAAATAGTAACACCACTCTCCTGAGTGTTCAGCCCGAAGAAGCCGGGAGTAACAAGAGATAGGTTTTGTAGTTGTTTCATGCTGGATACCAAATACTGTCTTCAGGATGACGTGCAGAATCCATTGCAACCTCATCTGCTAAAGCACTACGAGCAGCAGCATAGGCGTTCATGCTTTGCTGTCCACCATCTTCACCTCTTTCCTCAATAGCAAAGGCGGTAGCTAGTAAAATGATGGGACGTGTTGGAATTACTACCGTATCAGAATCAGCAGACAGAGGTGCATTACGCAGTGTTACGTTAAACCTTAGCTGATATTCACCATCAGGGACAGGGTAGATGTCTACCTGCGTGTCACCATCTGCGCTAACACCGTTGAAGTTGTAGAAGGCAGGCTCACCAGTCTCAGGCGTGGTTAACAAGAACTGCTCGTTGAACCAACTACCACTCTTATATTGCATCACAAAGTTGGAGGTGTCGTTCAACACATCCAGCACCTTGAAGTTGTTACCCGTGCCGTTCAATTCATAGTTGAAAACATTAGCATCTGTTAGCAACGTAAGGGTGGTGCGTAAAGCCGACCAGTCCGTAGCAACCTCAACCTGCGCCTTAGCCTCGTTGACAAACTCACCAATGAGACGAGCATACTGGTTAGACACGCCACTTCCCTGCACCGTGGTCACTTCAGGTTCACGGAGCCGTAACAGCACTTTATTGACAAGTTCTAGATACGTCATTATTATTCCTTAATCGCTAACATTATACCACAAAATAAGCAATTTGTCAACCTATTCACCATCAAAAGTGTACATTGGCAACTCTTTACGTAGGTCAAAGGTAGCAATGTAAGAGATGCCTGACGTGCTAGTCTGCACCTTGATGCTGTCCCCACTCTTCAACACAATAGAGCCGTTGCTAAATAATAAATAATCTTTAGCATTTAAGCTGTAGCCATTGATAATGTAAATCTGATGTGTGGCATCGTGTGCATGTTCCCAAAACACACTGACACTGGCTGTGCTACCTGCGGTGTTGGAAATAAACAACGTCTCCACCTCAGCGACATACCCATTAGGCACCGTGAACAACTCAACGTCAGACCCAGTGGTGGTGATTGTTTTACCTACTGAATGTTTCATTTCTTCTTGGCTTTACCAGCCTTCTGTAGAGCAATGGCGATAGCCTGCTTAGGAGGTTTGCCCTCCCGAGTCAGGCGCTTGATGTTCTCGCTTACTGCCTTCTTACTCTTACCGCTTTTTAGTGGCATTGGTTTTCCCCTTGGTAGCCTCACGCATCATTTGCTTGTCAGCGGCGGTCATAGCCTTACCTTTAACATACGCTTGAGGGGTGGTGCCTTGACGGCGGGACATACGAGCAGCCTGTGCAGCCTTCTCTGCTGGGGACAGGTCGCTCCACTTTGCATACTGCGGCGTCTTCTTAGCAGCAGCTTTAGCAGCAGCCTTACCAGCGGCAGTGTAGGGGTATGATTTTCCATTTACTTTAGGCATTATTTTCCTTTCTTTGCCGTCTTAGCGGCTTGTTTAAATGCTTTTGCTGTTGGGGCACCTTTAGCGCCAGCCTTCTTCATCTTCTCTCCACTACCAGCAGCAATACGCTTACGCTTGGCGTGGATGTTTGCATACAGTCCTTGTTTCACACCTTACCCCTTATAGTTTGTGACCCACACTAACAACCACCATAGACAACCAAGGAGAATGGAGATTAAACCAACATATAATGTGTTCCATAGAAAGTTCTTTCTCCGTTGTGCTTGTTTGTAGACGGTTCGTTCCCTCTGTTCCCTGATTTGCCTTCTCATCTGCATCATCTCTTTGTACGCCTCCACCCCGTATCTAAGGGTGATGAGTTGACGCAGTTCTCTTTCCATACTCTCTATCTTCTTCTTATGAATCAGGGCGTTCATTGCCTCTTCTTCAACAGAACCTGCACTGAGCAGCTTTCTAAACAGCGGTGGGTTTTGTGCCTCTTCTGCCGCCTTGTTGACATCGCTGACCCCTTGAAAATATTTGCCAAAGAATCCAGCTACATCTTCCAGTTCCCTCCCTACCTCTACCGCTTTCTTGATGCCGTTGAAGGCAGCAGTCGCAAGGGCAAAGGCGCTAACTGGGTCAATCATTTTCTTCCCCTATTTTGGCAGGGAGTTGTGCCCTCCTAGCCATATAAATAAACCAATCACAGCCGCACCTGTCAGCCATGCCAACTTAGTCAGTACCGATTTGCCGACTTCTGCATATATCTTGTTGAACGCCTTCTCTGCCGCCTTCTCTGCAATGGCGTCAATCTGTGCGTCTGATAGTTGTATCTCTCCGGGCATGCTTACACCTCGTCAGCGGGTTCGGGCGTGTTGCCCTCTGCCAGCCACTCAAGATACTCGGCGTAGTCTGTGTTGGCGGGGTCTGGTGGAATACAAGCACCATCTGAACGAAGAATGGCGTGATTTTCCATTCCATCAACGCCACGAAGTCTTTTATAAGTAAAATTCATAGTTCTGCCTCAAAAATACCTGTGAAAGAAACTAAGGCACCAGTGGTCCAATTAGCGGCACTTGAATATATGTATGCAATATCGGGGTGAGAACCAGCAGCAGTTCCAGTAAGAATTGCAGGTGTTCCGTTATTGCCTGCGTTTACTGTGAATGTTGCACCAGAGCGCAATGTTGGAGACGCTCTCATTGTTGTGCCAAAATAAATTCCCGGACCCTGCACAGTATCTGAATCTCGTATTCTTCCCATCGGAACAGCAGAAAAAGAACGGCAGTACCTCTGACACAACGCCAACTCCTGCCCATAACTCCTGCGTTCAAAACTGGTGGCTACGCTGCC